GAGCAAGATATTTAAAACGACTTCCAGCCATTAAGCGAGGTGTTTTCCGTGTATATAAATATCTACGTGAATTACCATCTTCATCCCATTGAACATCTATATATCCAATAATATCTACAAGTTGATTTATAATTTTATAAGCACGTTTTTGTAAATCTGGTGCAACAATTTCAATTTCACTACCGTCAGAAGTTTTTTCTATACGAGTAGCAGAATGAGAAATTAAAACCAAACCATAACCCATTTGCGTAATTTGTCTTAAACAATTTTGAAATTCCTTTTCAACTAAAGCATAGCCAGCACCCCAAGGAATTTCACTAATAGAAGTTACACCTTGCTGTGAACAAATATATTCTTCACATAAAGTATAAGCAATTCCTGCAGTATCTATTGTTATTGTTTTATACATATCTTTTGCTTCATTACTTTTTAACTGTCTTAAAACAAGTTTAAAAGTTGCCCACTTATCTATATCTACTGCTTTAATATTAGACAAAGCATTATATCCAGTTTCAAAAGCACATAAAAGATTATCAGGCATTCTTGCCGCAAATGAGGTTTTTCCACTTTTTGGCGCACCATATACAAGAATAAATTTTCCCTGTAAATCTCGACCTACTGATGTTGGTTTTATACTTAAAATGTCTAAAACATTTTTATTTGCCATAACCTCACTTCCTCTTAACTTTTAATATAGTAACTTAGAATTAAAATCCTAAGTTACTGGAATCAAAAGTGGTTTTAGGAGGTGCTGTAGGTGTAGAAGTAGCTTTATTCTTATTCTTTTCAATAATTGCCATACGTGCTGCTAAAGCTTCTTTAATCTGTTCTTCTGTATAAGCCCCAGCTCCTTCGATAGGATTACTACCACCAGTAATAACTAGATCACTAATAGAAATAGTTCTCTCTCTCTTCTGCGGCTCACCAAAATCAACCTCTGTAACAGTTGTTTCTTTACGAGAAGTAAAGTTCAACTTACCTGTGGCTCTAACTGTGGCACCATCATCCCAATATGCTGAGATAAAATTAATTGCATTTTCTGCCTCAACAATAAATGGAACTACATCTGCTCTACCACCATACTGCATAACTGCAGCTTTAACGATATATCTACCTGTTTCCTTACCATCTTTACTGGTTTCTTCAGCTTTCTGTAATACTGCAAAAGTAACATCAAACTCAGCCTTAGGAGTAATTTCACCCTTTGCTCTTGAAGCAAAAGAAGCATGAATACGAGGGAACGATACAAGTTTACCATCACGTCCAGTATACTCATTCATTCTAATTTCGCCATTAAGAGTTACTTTATCTGCCTGCTCAGGATTGCCAGCCGCGGCAAGTGAAACAAAATCATTCATAATTGTTTCAATACTCTCATAAGATGGATTAATTGTACCATTACGTGTATATTTTGTTGAAAACATATGAATCGGAATATCTGAAACGATCTTCTTACCATTAATTTCCTGTTCTACACGCACAATAATTTGACCACCGATAGTATCTTTAGTCTGTCCATCTTTTACAAAACTACCTTTTTTTAAATCGGTTGAAACTAATACACCTGCAATATCTACTCTATTTGGACTCTGCATAATTTCTGACATATTATCACCTTTTTCTTAATTTCTTTTTTATAATTTTAATTTTAACTTTTTAATCTTAATTCAACCGAGCGGGGCATAAAATACCCCGCCTATCAATTCATTAAGCTACTGATTATTAATTAATCCTCTGTGGGAACAAAATTAATACCCTCATCAGTCAGCTGTACGTATGTAATCTCCTTATCTTCCTCGCCCTTTTCCTTTACACGAGTAGCAAGGCCCTTCTTAGTTAGATCGGTAACATTCGCACCAACACTTCTTGAGTTACGACCAGTAGCGTTAGTTAACTCTTCAATGGATACCTTTCCGCCGTTATTCTTTACATACTCAAATACTTCATTAGACATAGCTGTTAATTTCATAATTTTCATTTCTCCTTGTATATATATAAATTTTTTGTTAAGCCTTTAACGGCTTTAGAAAGCTTCCTTAACTTTCTATATATATTATATGACTTTTTTCTAAGTTTTTCAAATTTCATGAATGGTTATTGAATTTATTTTGAAATTCCAATAACACGGTCTTGTTCTTTTAGTTTAATAGTTTTAATACCTTGTGTATTTTTAGATAACAATGGAATTGTATCAATTTTAATTTTAATTTGAGAACTATTTGATACAATAATAATTTGATTATCATTGTTTATAGGCAATAAATCTCTAATATAATCATTATTATCTTTAAGTTTTTGGATAATTTGACCTTTAGTATTCCTATTAGCTGTAGTAAATTCTTTTATATCTGTTCGTTTTGCATAACCAAAACTACTTATTGAAAGAATTTCTTTAACATCAGATGGAATAATACGAACACAAGACACTCCATCATCATTATCTAATTTAATACCCTTAATACCTTTTGCTATACGACCTATTGGTCTAATATCATCTGTTTTACAAATTAAAAAACGTCCATTTTCTGTTACTATACCAATTTTTTCATTATCAACAAAGGTAACCGCGCAAAGTTCATCAAAATCATTTAATTCTAACGCCTTAACAGCTCCAGAACGTTTAGTATTATATTCTGTTAATTCGGTCTTTTTTATTAATCCTTTTTTAGTAATAAAAATGATATATTGCTTAGATTGCTTTTTATTAAAATTGGTAAATTCAATTACTTTTTCTTGAGTTTTTAAATTTAATAATGCTTCAAGTGGTGTTTTAACATCTATTGGAATTTCTGTACCAGATAAATGATAACAATTACAATTATTTCCTACTCCATTAGTAAAAAATAAAATCATATCATTATTTTTAGCAGTTGTAGAAGATATAATATATTCATCTTTATCAAGTTTAAATTTATTTCCAACACCACCTCGGCGCTGTATATATAAAGAAGATGTTTCATTAGCAATTAAATTATTTTTATTAGTAATACTAATAGATAAATTTTTAATTTCACGAGGCTCTTCGTCATCTTCACTCTCAATATTCATAATTTTTGTGCGGCGAGCGTCACCAAATTTATTCATTACATCCACTAGTCCTTTTTCTATTTCTTTCTTTAAAAGAATTTCATCATTAAGAATAGCTTCAATATGAATTTTATCTTGTTCTAATTTAGTTTTTTCATCAATATATTTCTGTGTTTCTAAATGTGCTAATCGTGCTAATTTTATATCAAGTATAGCTTTAGCTTGTACATTACTTAAATTAAATTGATTTTGAAGATTTTTATTGGCTTCAATAGTAGTTTTAGATTTTTTAATAATTTCTATTACTTCTTCTATATTATTTAAAGCAATTAAAATACCTTCTACAATATGAAGTCTAGCTTTAATTTTATTTAAATCAAATATAAAGCCTTTAGTATATACTTCTTTTTCATGAATTAAATGTTCTGTTAAAGCTTCTTTCCAACCAAATACTTTTGGATAACGACCATTTTTTAACATAGTCATATTAATACCATAATGTGATTGTAAAGAGGTTTTCTTATATAAATATTTTAAAACCTTTTCTGGTGAAGCATTGCGCTTTAAATAAATTTTAATAAGTGGCTTTTCACCAGTTAGATCATTAAATCTATCAATGCCTGGATTCTCTTCACCATTTAATATATCTTCTAATTCTTTACATATTGTATTAGTATATACACCATATGGGATTTCTTTTACAACTAAGACTCTTTCACTAGTATCATAATCTATTACTGAACGTAATTTACAAGCAAAACCCGTTCCCTTTTTTAAGCTTTCTTTAACTTCATTCTCATTTAATAATATTGCACCTGTTGCAAAATCTGGCGCACAATATATATCCTCAAAATTACAATCTGGATTCCACAGAAGATAAATTAATGCTTTATTAACATCATTTAAATTAAAAGCTGGGATTGATGAAGCTGCACCGACTCCTATTCCCATAGTACCATTTACTATATTATAATAACCTTTAGAAGTTAAAACAGCTGGATATTGTTCTGTATCGTCATAATTATCTCTCCACTCTTCAATCGTATCTTTTTGAATATCACTAAACAAATTTTCAGAAATTGAAGATAAACGAGAAGAGGTATAACGACTTGCTGCCCAGTTAGATGTTTCCATTAAATTACCATAAGAACCTTCCACTTCAATTAATGGATAACGCATAGAGAATGGTTGTCCAGCTCTCATAAGTACACCTTCACAAGAACTATCTCCATGAATATACATGCGCATAGCACTACCCACAGCTTTTAGAGTTTTCTTAAAAGGTTTAGAATGTAAAAATTTATCTGTATATAAACAATAAAATATTTGGCGCGCAGAAGGTTTTAAACAGTCACGAACATCTACTAATGCACGACTTTGAGCAACCGCGCCAGCATATTGCCCAAATGAATTTTCAATTATATTATATAAATTACTCATTCTTTAACCTCCGAAAAATCAATTTTATTAAATAAGAATTGTCTACGTGGCTCTACATCTTCACCCATTAATTGTTCAAGTAATTGTGCAGCTTCTTCTGTCATCTCCATGACATCCATACGTTGAAATTCTGGAGAAAACATTGAATTTGCAGCTTGTGATGCTGATAATGCACCAAGACCTTTTGCACGAGTTACTTCTCCTTTTATAGATGAACGAACTTTATTAAATTCTTCATCACTAAAATAGTAACTTTCTTTGCCTTTATTTTTAACTATATATAACGGTGAACGTAACCATAATAATCTACCTTCTTTTATAAATTCTGGACAAAGATAATGTAAAGCAGCCATAATTAATAGACCAATATGATATCCATCTGAATCACTATCAACACAGATGGCTGTCTTACCATATCTTAATTTCTTTGCATCATACTTTCCAGGGGTTATATTAAGTGCAGATAATAATAATTTTATTTCTTCATTTTGAAAGATTTTTTCTTCAGGATTGGATAGACAATTAATTACTTTACCCCTTAAACCGAGAATGCCATATTTTGTAATATCTCTCGCTGAAGCCATAGATGCGGCGGCACTATTTCCCTCTACAAGAAGTAAAGTTGAATTTTGTCCTAAATGTTCAGCATCTTTAAGTTTATCTGAATGAAAGACCTTTTTCTTTTGATTTTTTTCTATATCTTTAACAGCACTCATAACTTGCTGTCTTGCTCGCTCAGCCGCACGCTCAGCTTTTTCGACTTTTGTTAAAAGTTCTACTACTTTTTCAAAATCATTTTTACGTCTTACAAAGAAATCTTTTAGAGCATTTGTAATTGCAGCTGATGTAGCCGTTCTAGCTTCTGGGTTTGCTAAAGCAGTTTTAGCTTGATTTGAAAATTGTCCTACTTTTACTTTTACTGATACAAAACCATTAAGTACGTTTCTTATTTGTTCACCACTAAAATTACCATTAGATAAAGAATTAAAAGTACGAGTCAAGGAAGATTTAAAACCACTTATAAAAGCTCCGCCATCTGGCATATATAAACCATTTGCATAGCCTTTAATTGTCCCCTTAGTAGCTACCCATTGTAAAGCTAATTCTACTTTACAATCATTTGTTTCATAAAAATATGAGAACGGTCTACTTAAAGCGTTTTGATTATTTAGTCCATCAACCAATCCATTTTGAGAATAAAATATTTCTTCTTTATGGTCAACGTTTAAAACTATTTTTAAGCCTTTTGTAAAGTATGAAAGTTCTTGGAGCATTTTTCTTAAACTATCTACATCAATAAAAATATCCCCATATACTTTTGGATCAGGTTGGTATGTAATTTTTGTACCAGTAGAGCCACTATATGCACCTAAATTTTGTACTTCAGTAACTGCTTTTGCACCTTCATCTGTACTTTCAAAGCGCTGATACCATAAAATACCATCTCTTCTAACTTCAACCTCTAAGAAAGTTGCTGTATGACAAACAACCTTATTACCTTCTCCATTCACGCCAACTGCACTGCTATATACTCCTTCTTGATGCTTTCCACCAGAATGTGGCAGTAAGAAAGCCGCGGTTAAAGAATTTATACCATCTTTTCGAGTTCCAACTGGAATACCTCTCATATTATCTATAACAGTAATAATTCTATTTTTAGAATCGAGATCGATAAATAATACTGGATTATTTGGTTTATAAACTTCATATTCGTCTTGTACATTAACAATTAATTCTCGAAGTCCAAGATTAATAGCTTCTTGACGATCAGCACTAAGATACATACCTATTTTTTCTCGAAAAGCTTTTCCAGCACTTAATGTAACTATATCATTAGCATTATATCCTTTTTCCAAAAATTAATCACCTCTCTTATCCCTTTCCATTTTTTCTTATCCAATATAATTTTGTTTCTTTATTTTGATTTTGTTTATCCCAATAAAACCAAGCATAGGCTTGTGTAGAACTTTGTTTTACATCAAAATTACCACTTTTTGCACAATTTACTCGGTCTACATATTGATAAATCGCTGTTGGCGGATTATCTTTAAAAATATAATCATATCGTTTTTGAGACTCGATAAATTGTAAACGATTAAACATTAATACTCCTTTTTGAGCTA